AACGTAGCTAACTTCCCATACCTTGCAAGGTTTGATGGTTTCTTGAAACTTATTGATGCTGATACATCAGTAGTTTCTGCAACTGCATCAACTATCAACACCACCAACATTCGTACTATTTTGCAAGACATAATCAGCAAAATACCTATTGATGTGAAAGGTCGTGATAACGTGAAGTTCATGTGTGGTTACGATACCTTTGAAATCTATCAAAACAAACTGGCTACCGATAACCTATACCATTACTTTGGTGATGCCAAAGGTTACGAAATGAAAGTTGAAAACTCTATGTACACCCTTATTGGCGTACCGGGCTTAAACGGAACAAACCGTATTATAGCGGGTGAGTTTGGTGAAAACGGTAACTTTGTAATTGGTACTGACTTACTTAACGAAGAAGAAAACATTGAGTTGTTTTACGCTCGTGAGGCTCGTAAGGTACGCTTTGTAGCTGAAACTAAGATTGGTGTTCAGTACTACTTTGGCAACCGTATTGTAGAATATACAAACTCTTAATAAATGAGTTGCGCCTTAACAAGTGGCTTTACTCTTGACTGTCGTGATAGTGTAGGGGGCATACAAGCCCTCTACATTAACACAACCGCCAACGTAACAGCATACACAGAAGCGAGTGGAACAGTTACCGCATTGACTAAGTCAAGCGTGTTCTACAAATATGAACTTGAGGAGGAGAACTCAATGGCTCAAAGCGTGTTAACAGGCAGCCGACCTAACGGTACGGTTTTCTTTGCACAGCAAGTGTCAGCTATCTTCCAAAAGTTAACCTACCAAACCCGTGATAAAATTGTAGCATTAGGTAAAAACCGCTTAGTAGTTATCGTAAAAGATAACAACGGTAAGTTTTGGATATGCGGCAAAGACAGGGGCTTAATGATAACCACCTCAACAGCAGTTACAGGAACAGCTATGGGAGACCTTAACGGTTACACCGTAGTGTTTGATGGTAACGAGCCTAATGATTGGTTTGAGTACACCGGAACAGAAAGCAGTTTGATTTCATAGTATAGAAGCGGTTAGAAAGAGCCTCGCCAATGTGCGGGGCTTTTTTTTGGCACAAAATTAAGATTGGCGGTATTATAAGTATGGTAGTTATTACTAAAGGGCAAGCAAACACGGTTACGGTAACTCTAAAGGAGAAAACTACTATAACCAATGCTTACTACTTATGGGAGTTTATAAGTAAGGCAAGCGGGGAAAAAAAGTATTGCATACAGCCGACTGATTTGAGTCAGTATAAAGACAGGTACAACCAATTTATAATAACGGAGGATAGCACACCTAACCCGATAGCGGGAGAGGTAACACTGGCAACAACGGGAGAATGGTCTTATAATGTATATGAGCAAGCAAGCGCAAGCAATTTAAGCCCAACAGGCAAGACAATAGTTGAGAGCGGTTTAGTCAAAGTAATAGGAACAGCAACAACCGATACACAATACACAAGAACAGTAACAACTGCGGTTTATGGAGGATAATAATTTAATGGTGGTTAAGCTGATAAACAGCGCACCCCCTGTATTTAAGGAGGTAAAAAACCACGATAGTACAAAGCCCTGGGTAATATTTGGTGATGGTAATAATTACCCCGATTACCTTGTTGCCTTGCTTAATGGCTCGGCTAAACACAATGCTATTATAACAGGCAAAGTTCAGTACATATCAGGGAAGGGCTTAGAAGCTAAAAAAGATACTGTTAATGCTGATAGTATCAATGCCTTTCTTGACCTTGTTAACCCGTACGAAACAGCGGAAGACGTACAGTATAAGTCTGTAATGGACTTAGAGGTATTTGGTGGGTATTATTGGAAATTTGTGTTTGACCGGGTAGGTCGTTTAAAATACATTACACACATACCTTTTGCAAAGGTTAGGACTAACAACGATTGTTCAGAGTATTACATATCTGACAAATGGGAGAAATCAACCCGCATAAGTAAAACAGACTACGAAACGATACAGGCTTACAACGGAATTAACAAAGGTGTTAAGATGTTTGCCTATAAATTGTATCGCCCTAAAATGGGGGGAGAGCCTGATGTTTACCCGTTACCTGATTATGTAGGGGCTGTTCCATATATCAATATGGATATGGAGGTAGCTAACTTTCACCTCAACAATCTAAAAAATGGCTTTGTAGGTAGTACATTAATTTCATTTCATAACGGAGAGCCAACAGAGGAAGCTAAGAATAATATTGAGGCACAGTTTAATAATAAGTTTAGCGGAACTAACAATACAGGCAGAACAATAATATCTTTTAACCCACCTAATGTCCAAGCACCTACTGTTGTAACACTAACACCAAGCGACTTAGATAAGCAGTTTATTGAGTTAAACAAACAGATACAGCAGGAGATATTTAGTGGGCATAAGATACCAAGCCCTGAACTATTTGGTATATCAACAGAGGGTGCATTAGGGGATAGGAACGCTACCGACCTTAAATATGAGTTGTTTAAAAAGACCTATGTACAGGCAAGGCAGAAAGCAATGGAAGATAATTGGAACTTTGCGTTACAGTTAACTGGCATTGGTGGAGAGGTAGAGATAAAAGAGTTTGCACCGCTTGAGGTTGTTTATTCGGAACAGTTGCTTACTCAAATATTAACTAAAGATGAGTTAAGAGAACGCATAGGTTTAGAGCCTGTGGCTATTCCTGTACAAATGAGTGCAGATGATAGCACAAGCAAAGTAATAAGCCTATTTGCTGCCTGTGGTAAACCCGCAGCCGATTACAACATAGTTACAACAAGGGTTAGGAAGTTCCATAACGATAGCGAAGCAGAGCAAGGAGAAAATGAATTGATTAGGGCTGCATTTGCTGACCTTACAGAGAAAGAAAAGCAGGTAGTTGACATACTTAGGACAAACCCAGAGATTGCATTACCTGACTTAGCTAAGGCGGTTAAACTAAATATTGACAAGCTGACCGATATGATTAATACCCTTGCTAAAAACTCTATTATTGAGATTGATGGGGGGCGTATTAATGTGCTAAAACCCGAAACACCAAAGGCAGAGATAGTAGTTCGCTACCAATATGCAAAAGCACCAAGAGTGCAAGGCAATGTTATACTACCAACAAGCAGGGATTTTTGTAGGCAGTTAATAGACCTTGACCGCTTATACACCCGTTCAGAAATTAACCTTATCAGTTCACAAGTAGGTAGAGATGTATGGACTGAAAGGGGCGGTTGGTACACTAAGAAAGGAACAGACACAGCAACGCCTTATTGTAGGCACATTTGGCAACAAGTAATAGCTATAAAACGATGAGCTTAGTAATATTCATAGATGAGCAAACCTTAAAAGACTATACTATCATTTCTGATAACGTAGATTTTAAGCAGTTGAGGCCGGAGATAATAACTATCCAAGACCTGTATATTCAAGACTTGATAGGTAGTGGACTGTATAACGAGTTAAAGGCTCAAGTATTAGCCAACACAGTAACAGCGTTAAACCAAACGTTACTAAATGACTACATACAGCCAACTCTTATATGGCGTATTATGGCAGAAAGCCCATTAGCTTTATCGTTTAAATACACCAACAAAGGGATAGTTAATAAAACAGGCGAGGCATCGGTTATGCCTACTATGCCAGATATGGCTAACATCATTGGTAAGTACCAAGAACGTTCTGAAAGCTATGCCGAGAAAATGGTTAACTACCTTATCCAAAATAGCACAAGCTACCCGCTATACTTTAACCCAGGCAACGGAGTAGATACTGTTTACCCAAGACGTAGAGTATTTACAACAGGCTTTGCAATGGGTAACACCTCAAGGTTAGTCTTAGACTTAGCTACAAGGTGGCAAGGCAATTACGATTTATTGTGTGATGACTGTTATTCAACATATGGAAAATTCTAATAGAGGTAAAAAGAACAAGGAAAAGTTTGCTGCCTTTTGTGAAAAGCAAGACAAAAAGAACGGTAAACCGCTACCTAAAATAACTGATGAATTATGGCGTTTACGCTTAACCAAATAATAGCATTAGCTGATAGCTATGTCGTAGCCCATAAGCAGCTTAATACTTTTCAGTTTGGAGACCCCTGGGAGTTTGCCGAAAGTGAGGAAGTACAGTACCCTGCTTTGTTTATGGTTAACGGTAATGTAGCTATTGATGGGAATGCACTATACCACCAATTTAACCTATTAATTTGTGATAGGATAGATTATAATATGGACAACCCTGCTGATAAAAACGCACAAGAAAACGAGGTATTAAGTGATATGCGGGAAGTGGCTTTGGATATTCTTGCAATGTTTAACAACGCATCTAACCGTGATAATTTCTACTTAGAGCAGACCTCAACCATTGAGCCTTTTACAGAACGTTTTAAGGATTGGACTGCCGGTTGGAATTTAACTATCCGTTTAAAACAACCTATGTCTTATAATCGCTGCCAAGTACCTCAATAATGGATAAGTATCAAGTAAGGAGTTGCATAAGTGGAAGCGGTAGTATAACCTATGACCCCGATACTGGAGTTATTGGTGGAGGTGGAGGTGGCACAGGAACGGTAACAAGCATAGCAACAGCGGGGCTAATTAGTGGTGGAACGATAACCACAAGCGGTACTATTACAACCTCAATGGCTACTAATAAACTTGTTGGTAGAGGTACAGCAGGTACAGGGGTAATGGAAGAAATTACTCTTGGCACAGGTCTTAGTTTATCGGGTACTACATTAAACGCAACCTCAGCCACAACATTAGTAGTAGGTACTACACCAATTACATCGGGAACAGTTGGAAGGGTATTATTTGAGGGAACAGGCAATGTTTTGCAACAAGCCGCCAACCTATTTTGGGATAACACTAACAGCCGATTATCTTTAGGATTTGGAGCTAGCCCAACAGCCCGTTTAGACCTATTAGCAGCATCAACAAGCGGGGCAAACTTAGCCATTAGGGTAAGGGATAACGGTAACACATTTAATCAGTTTACTGTTTACGATAGCGGAGTTGCTAAATTTTCGGCAGTAGCCTCAACAGGTTTATTTGTAGGCTACCGTACCAACTTTGGTAGGAACTGGGTATTTTTAACCACACAGGACATTAGTACCGATATTTCCAACCCTACACTAACAGCACCTACATTATCAATCAAGTCAGATTTTATAGCTGTTGGTAGTGGAGTTGGTGCAACGTACTCGGACATTGTTTACTTTGACCGCAAATACATTGGAAGTTCGCATACCTCTACATGGGCTTTATCATCGTGTGGAAGCACAACGGGCAACGGGTTAGCGTTAACTAACGGGGCGGGGGATAGTGCTTCTGTTTTTGTTTTTGAGCCAACAGGTAACTCTTATTTTTATGCGGGTAATCGTTTCCACCAATTTACAAACAATGGAACGGGTACTATGCGTATTGCAAGCGGCACAGCCCCAACGAGTACCTTTGCTGATAGTGCGGCTATTTATGTAAACGATATTTCTGCGGGTAATGCAGCCTTTCACACAAGAGCAGAGGGTAGCCATATATTCTATGCAGGCATTCAGGTAGGCATGAGGTCTAACCATGACTTACTATTAGCGGCAAACAATACTGTTTACGCTGTATTAAGTACATCGGGGCGTATGTTTGTTGGCGGCAGTACCACACCAACTGCGGTATTGCATTTAGCAGCAGGGACAACAGCAGCAAGCACAGCACCCTTAAAGTTCACAAGCGGCAACCTATTAACAGCAGCAGAAGCGGGAGCGGTTGAGTTCTTAACAGACAAAGCATACCTAACAATAACAACAGGGGCGGCACGTAAGGAGGTTACTTTAAACGATGCTGCGTTAACAAGCGGAGTAACGCCCGTTGCAACAACAAACGGTAGGCTTACAGATGGTTTAACATTAGCAAGCGGAACATATACCCCAACCTTAACAGGGGTAACAAACGTAGCAAGCACAACAGCGTTTACGTGTCAATATATGAGGGTAGGCAATACAGTAACGGTAAGCGGTAAGGTAACAATAACACCAACATCTAACAATACACTAACTGTATTAGGTGTAAGCCTACCAATAGCGAGTAACTTTGCAGCAGAGGAAAACTGCGGTGGTTTAGCACATACATTAAACAACACTACCAATGCACAACACGGTGCGAGTATTTATGCTGATGCCACTAATGACAGGGCTACATTTAATTACTATGAAACCAATGGTGCAGCTGATGATTTTAGTTTTACATTTACTTATCGTATTATATAATGGCACTATCAACAATACCAATGAATACCCAACACCCCGTTTTAGGGTTTGACCGTGAAGCGGAACTTGACTGTATTACTATCAATGCAAACGAGATAGCTTTAGAGTTAACAATTTTCTATTTGGAGAACGGGGCGAGGATAGAAAATACATCACTAAACAACCCTAAGTATGTATTGCGAGCTACACCCGATAGCACTATTTACAGGAATGCTCAAACGGGGGCAATGATGCCTTACGAAGATAGCCCGTTATGCATACAGGAGTATCAACTGTTTATGATGATGTTAACACAGCCTGTTAAGATATTGGAATTAGCCGCAAACATTGCCTTAGAATATGAAGCCTATGGTCGCTACGATAGTTGATAACCCAAAAGTTGAGTTAATGCCTAAGTCAAGCCGCCTTAGATTTAAGACGTTGGAGAACTTAGACCATACCCTTATTAACGGGCGTGATGTGTTTATACATCGTGGAACGGTAAGCAACGGGGCAAGTGTACCAAGATTGTTATGGTGGATTTACCCGCCTTATGGTACTTATACTTACCCTGCGGTAGTTCACGATTATTTATACGAGAATAACCTCTACTCACGTAAGTTGGCTGATAGGCAATTCTTAGTTGATATGGGGCGAACTAACACAAATAAATTCACCAAGTGGTTATTTTATATTACAATACGTATATTTGGTGGCATAAATTGGAAAAAATACAAAAAAAATGGTTGAGTTAACTTTAGAACAAGCAAAAGTGATAGCTAATAAATTAGGGGAGTTACCCGCTAATCATTGCTATAATGAACTTACTATTTTGCTACAAGCAATAGCTAAGGCAGAACAACCGCTTAAAGCAGAGTAATGGAAAGCTGGGTGCAAACATTAGTAACTGGACTTGGGGCTGCGGGTGGCGGTAGTTTCTTTACTTGGATATTTGCACGTAAAAAAACCAATGCTGAAGCTAAGGGCAGCGAACTTGAGAATGTAGAGCAAGCCATTAAGATATGGCGGGAAACAGCCGAAAAGCTAAGCCTACGTGTTGATGAGTTAAGCAAAGAGATTGATGAGTTACGTGCAGACTTAGTTACGGTACACAGGGAAAACAAACAGCTTAAAGACTATCTATATAAACGTGGAATTGATTTTTCAATTATTCAGAACGAAAGCACAATAATATTTAAGGATAGTGAGGGCAATTAAACAAATGCTAAAGTCTAAAGATGGGCAGTATTCGCTAAGGCGGGTGTTGGCTGTTTTTGCGTTTCTTGGAATTATGGATTGCACACACTACGGAATACGCAACGGTTTAGCGG